AGTTGTCCCTGAAGCTTTTTCCATTCCTCAGAATTTCGTTCGATAGCACCACTTTTAAGCTCTCGATTGAGCGCTTTAGCTACTGTCTGTAAGTCCTTATATGATGCGGAAGAAAGGTTTTTGAGTATTTGATTTACCTTCTGCTGGGTAGTCATGTACGCTTTGGCTTCGGCACTCAGTCTCTTGATTTGTCTTTCAAGTGCTGTTGCTGATTCGCCTTTAGCGTAGGCTTCTTCCTTTGCCTTTTTGACGTCTTCCAGCTTTTTTTGCAGTTCTTTTAGTTTATCCTTGGCCTCCTTGGTATCAAGAATAACTCTGCTGATGTGGGTATCTGTATTTGTTGCCATAATTGAATAATTTTATATTTACGGCAAAGATAACAAGGGTGGGAAAATAATAAAAATACGAGACCGTATTGATTACGACCTCGTATTTACTTGGTGATTCCTCGTTCTTTATTGTAGAACTTATAGGCGATGTTGTTGGCATCCCATATTAAGTACTTTTTATTTCTGTTGCTAATAGTCTGCTTGTCTCCCGTAACAGTATTCTCTATTGTCACCGAAAAAAGATAGCCCTTTTTAGCAATATCGCTGATAATGTTGTTCGGCGATGCTTGTCTGATAGGCTCGTTATATTTCTCATCATAGGAATCGAATAGAGGTTCTGACGCTTTGGAAGGTGGACACGAACTATTGCCAAGCTTTCCGAAAGCATGGAAAAAGCCGAATATGGCATAAGTCAAAACTGCCGAGAATATTAATATACCTACCATAATTCTAAATATTATTATTATCTTTGTTGCAAATATAATAATAATCTTTGGAATATGCAAGTTTTTTATGTTAAATCTTTGCTTTAACCCTTATTATTTAACTACTTCCACGTATCTCGAATAGTTTATCCTGGAATGCGGATTGAAGTTGACGATTTGGACCTGATACCCCTTGGTTCCCCATCTCCACCATAGGAACTTATGCTTGTAGGTTCTGCTCACGATGGTGATGAGACTGTCCTTCGAGGTATATTGGCATAACCTGGCAGGGATGTCTATATGCAAGGACAACCATTTGTCCTGGTATGAAAAGACGGAATCAGCTGTATTGGGAACGGGTTCTATCTTTACCGTATCCTTCGTGGAGGATGATGTGGTATGGATGGATTTCACATCCTTGAGCTTTACTTTCAGCTCTTTGATCAGTTTGGTGTCTGCCAGGTGCAGCTGCTCCAGTTCTTCGCATTTCGCCTGAAGGGCAGTATTCTTGGCCACTGGGAGAGAATCGTCTAACGTCTCGTATTGAATATCGCTAGTAAGACTGATTATATTCTCTGCTTGTCTGTCTAGATCTGTCCGCAATTTATCGTTCTGGTATGCAGAACGTATGAAGGCAACCATGGTAACAATGAACATGATTGCCAGCGCCAGTATGATATTTTTTTGATTCTTCATCGTTATATGATATCTTTATATTCATCGATAGCGTTAAAACATGGGCACATCTTCTTCCATTTCGATTTGTCCGTGCCCCAGATGTCGCGATGCCCCATGATCTTTGCATCAGGGAACTTCTGTTTGAGCTTGTGGAGCAGGAGAGTGAGAGCATCCTTCTGTTCCGGTGTGCGATTGTCGGTAGGTTTGCCATTGGCGTCGATGCCACCTATATAAGCCACGTTGATAGCTGTAGAGTTATAGCCTTGCACTCCGTTGCTAACCTCTTCGATAGCGAGGAGCTGGTGAGTGCCACCATCCGTTGTGATGACATAGTGATAACCTGGACTCTTCCATCCTTTACGACGGAACTCTGCCTTGAGATCGTCGATAATCTGCTTCTGCGAACCTGCAGTGCAGTGAACGAAAATGCGTTTAATTGTTCTCATTTTTATTGTGATTTAAAAATTTGTCTTTAAAGTTGGCGAATTTCGCATCGATGGCGATAGCTACTCCGAAAATGGAGCCAGCGTACATGAGAGACTGGGCGAAATACCAGAGCACGTTATCTGTCACGTCGCGTGATTTCGACGTGAAGTAACTGATATAAACCAGTATGATAGCCAGGAGGAGCACTACTACTGCTGATCCGTACTGAATCCATTCTTTTGTATTCTTCTGCATGATGTTATTCTTTTTATTATTTGTGGCAAAGATAACATGTTTTATCTCATAATAAAAATACTATTCGGCTGGTGTGATATCGATGTGTATTTTTCCTTCTGGAGTTTTATAAATCTCTAGCTCTTTCCCTTCGTCAAGCATCCTGGATATCTCATTCTCGCTCGGAACTTCTTTTCTCTCTTCTATTTTGTGATTTAAAATTTCATTTGCCATATTCTTATATTTTATATCGATATTATACTTCATCCTCAGGTGAATTGACTGGAAATGACCTTTTATCGTGAAGTACTGCCAGGCTTCCTTACTCAGCTCCTCTTTGATGATTTTTCGTTTCATGCCGTACTCGTTGTAATGGCTAAAGATTCCCAGGTATGAATTTACCGACTGGATAGTCTTGTTGATAGCTTCAATATTTCCAGCCTTAGCGGCTTCGTTGAGCTTGCGAACAGCCTTCCTGTAATTATCGACGGTATGATTAACGCTATATATCCTATCCCGCTTAATGACGGCTCCAACAAACCTCACTCCCTTAGAATAATGCTGGAAATAGAATTTCTTCTCATTCAGTCGCAGATCTAAGGATGAAAGCGTCTCCCTTATCATCGGCATCAAGCGAAGGAGGGTCTCTTTTCTCCTCGCCACCAGCACCATATCATCTACATATCTTACATGATGCTTGCAGTAGTAGTCTATCTTCCAGTCGAGTTTCGACAGCAGGAAGTTTGCAAAGAGCTGGACAAAAAGATTACCGATTGCTACGCCTCGGTCTTCACCATTCGTAAATAGAGACTTTTCCGAAGGCAGGAAGTTCCAGAGATAATCGGCGCTTTTCTTCTCGCAATCCCTCTCTGGATGGTGCATAACCACCATATTGCACAACCAGCGGAGGTCTTCCTTGTCATCCCCATGATAATTCTCTACGATGAAATCATCTACCATCTTGGCAAGAAGTGGCTTGGAGATGCTCATAAAGAATCCCTTCAAGTCGATTCCCATCACGTAGGCATCCTTCGTGTAATTCTCGCTTACTTCCCTGATATCCTGCTGAAGCTGCCTGATTCCTGCCAGTTGTCCCTTGCCTTTTCTGCAATTATATGTACGGTCAGAAAACTGAGACTCGAACAAAGGTTCGAGTCTCAGTGCAATATAATGATGGATAATGCGGTCACGGAACTGACCGGCAAACACTTCTCTGTAGCGAGGGTACTTGACAACAAAGCAGATAGATCTACCAATCTTATACTGACGTGAATTGATTTCATCAAGCAACTGAACGAGGTTGCTCATATAGTTCATCTCAAATTCCGTAGCGCCGACTGTTTTCCGCTTGTGACGGCGGCAGTCGAAATATGCTTCTAAGAGTATGCCGTAGTCTATCATTTTTTATTTTTGTTTGCTTTTATCTTACTGATTTAATGCTGAAACCGGGCGCACATGATTCTTGTCTCCAACCTTATCGTTCCAGTTGTTGAGGTTGCCGTCGCCGAAGTTCAGATTCCACGCGTTCGCAGAACTGCTCTCGGTTGTTGCCGCAAATTTCTTGTTCTTAACTATACATGATAGGATGCGGCCCATTTAATCAGGAAGGATGCTCTCTCGGCTTGACGTATCTCGCCGACCCTGGCTCAGATCACTCAAGCTATAGGCTACTGTCTGGAACTCCTTTCTGCAGCCTGCGCTTGAAGGAGTGATCCCTTCCATGCTGTGCATTGTTTGCCAGCCGACTCTCGCAAGCGGAGGAGATTTGCCAATTTGTTCGTGCCCATTATCCATCTTTGTTCACCTGCAATATCAATCAAGGTCGTTATGACTTCAAGGTTCGTCTGCAGCTGTGCGAGATGTTCGATGCGAACAGCCAGGTCGCTAAGCATATAGGCTTTTGCAATATGATTCAGACTGTCAATCAACATGTTACAGAGTCTGTCTCCAAATATCGGTCTTTGCGTTTTTGGAAAATTCTTAACCAAACCTATCGTGATGTCGAGCATCTGCTTGACATCTAAGTATATTCTCGTTTTACTTGCCAACTTCGTTGCTGCCATATCTCTCTTGATTGATATTTTAATTTGCCTTTCTGGGGTGTCCTCGACTTTAAGGTCGAGGACGATTAACTATTAACAACTAACTATCGTAAAAATGCTGAAACCGGGCGCACATGACCCTTGTCTCCAACCTTATCGCGCCAGCTGCGGAGGTAGCCGTCGCCGAAGTTCAGACTCCACGCGCTCGCAGAACTGCCCTCGGTAGAGGGCCAGTACCAACTGGTATCCAGGAGCTGCGCACCCTTGATGAGTGACAGGGCATAGTTGATTTTGAGCTTATTAGCATACATCATCAACAATTCGCCGACAGATGGCAGCCACCAATATCCAGCCGTCAATCCTTTGCCCTTACTGTTCGCACGACTGTATGCCCTGCAATATCCTGGAGCGTATGATACCGTATTGGTGACGTGCGCGGAGGATGATGCCTTGATGGCTGCGTCTGTATGCTGGCGACCATTGAAGTCAAGCATAGCTGCGAGACGGTTATTTCCGCTAACCTCTGCTGCATAATTATCATCATTTCCATAGTTCGGCGAATCTGCCTGTACGGCAGCACTCGACCATGGCAGCGCATCTGCCTGGGTCGGAGCCACAACCAGGTGACGACCACCCTCAAAGATCACGACTCCATCTGCAACCTCTCCACCAGACTCTACGCTTGGCCATTGGTGCGGTTTCACCATCAGCGGATAGCCATCGCTGGTACGGTGGTACATAATGAAAATGCCATCCTCGATTGCGTTCAGGTCTAACCCGCCTGTGACTGCCTTGCGAAAAGCATCGAGCGTGATACGGGTAATATTGCCATTACTATCCACGAGCGGGATTGTCTGATTGTCGTTAACCGTTGGTACGGTATTGACTGTTTTTAATGTTTTTACTTCCATAATTCTATCTATTTTAAAACTGGATTGTGAATCTGACCACCTTTACTTTCAATGAGACTGTAGATAAACCTAGCAACACTTATTCCCAGAGTGTATTTGTAGATTCTGATACGGTATTTAGGGTAAGAAGCCGTTGAGAAAGCAGGCATCAGGCTCATCAAAACCGACTCATCTTCCTTGATATACTCGCCACTTGCTAAGTTTACCAACTGCCCGTTTCGTCCTAATTTGGTACTGCTTGTAAAGAACTTGCCGTTAGCCTTGCCAGCCAGTTCTGCAGTCAATCCTCTAGCCGAATCAGCGGCATAGGTATTATTGATTCTCGCAGCCGTATAACGGTATAAGGTCTGTATTGTCACCCTTCTTTCCTTGACTGGTTTATATCCCACCTGTGATGCGCCAGAATTTTCAACCAGTGCACTTGTGCCGAACAAATTCTCCTGTACGGAATAGTTACTGCAAACTTCATAAGATCCGTCTCCGTATTCCATTGAGGTAGAGAATGGAGTCTCGCCTGTAACATCGGATACCTTCGCAACCCTAACTGACTCGATTTTTGCAGAAGTCATACCCGATGCATCCAGACCGGAAGGACCGAGATTATACAGGAAGTTTCCAGCGTTATCGTAATAGGAAAGTACGGAAGCTCCGGTTTCATCGACGCCAAACTGAATATTCGGCTGGATGTTATTCACCGTACCGAAGATCTTGATAAGCCCGTTTTCAAGCTCTACCCTCTGACTGGTAGTACTGCTCCTGACGGAAATTCTCTGTGATCCGAAGAAATCGATCTGGCCTATCAAGCTCCACAGAACCTTGGCTGCCACCATGCTGAACTGCACGCTGAGCTTCCAGTTTCCATTGCCTCCATTCGATTCGAAGTCGGCAAGCGGTGTTACTGTGGAATTCTTCGTGTGCTTCTTGCAGCACTCGTAGTATTTACCTTTATATTCAACGGTATCGAAGAATGCGACTTCATTATTTTCCAGGGGATAGAAAGTGGTTCCATCTGGGAGAGATTCCCAGTCCTGAGGACCATTCATATACTTTCCTCTCTCGCCCTTGGTATCACTACCATTATCAATAAACCCGGTTGCCATCATGCCGACCTCGAGTTTAGGCATACATATATATATCTTTCGGTATGCCTCCTCGCACGGTGGTGGCGACAACCTAAACAGTACCCTTTGTATGTCCGCATACGCCAATGTCGATTTTGTTTTAAACGACACGGTGTGTTTCGTCCATGAGCTGCCTAATTTCCACATCACACACAAATCTGAGCCCGGTGTCGTTTCAACTCCGTCGATAAATACCTTAGTATATGTATCAACCACCGATGGGTAAATATAGGTGTTGAGGTCGCAATTATTTTCAACCTTATACCACGATAGGTAAACGCTACCTGCGCTTGGTCGGGTGTCATCATGCATATACGCCTCAAGATGGTAGACGCCTGTTGTCTGTGGTGTGAACTCCATCGTTTTTAGCTCATACGATGTTTTTGTTATTTTCATGTCCTTTGATTCACCCCAATTATCTTTATACACATATATGGCCAAAGTTTTACCCTCACTCTGTGCGGCTGCGTCTATGTAGCCGTATGCAGAAATTGTGTAAGTCCGTCCGGCTATCAAATACAGGTCTTTTTTGGCAAAGCCGTAGGCACTACTAGTTTGGTTTACAGATATGGTTTGTTGCCAACCTTTCGCCCAAAAGCTGAAAGTGTACCAAGTGCCTCCTGCCAATTTCAGCGGATTGCCTGCCTTCCGGTTGTGCACAACTTGCCTTAATACCTCTTTGTAATATATTCGGTCGCCCGTATACTTGCAGGTATCAAAAAATGAATTTCGCCCCTCGACGGTCTCGGTTTTATCTACTCTTCCTATTTCTGAGTTCGGTGCTGCCTGTCCGTCTGCTGCTGCATACTCACTTATAGTTTCCCACGCCCTCATATTAGTATCATCGGTAAAAGCCGCGTTATCTAATAAATTAGCATTCGCTCCGCTTTGCCATACTGCAACCAATTCAGGTGTAGAATACGTTGTACCCGTCTTCGTGTATATTGTTTTTACGCATTTCCAGATATACGGCTTTTGCTGCGTCGGTGCAATAAATGTGGCTTGCCAACCTGTCGTGTTATCGTAGGTTACTCCAATTGCCCTGTTGGATGCAACAAATAAAAATGTCTGAGATTTGATTGCGTTACCATCTTCGCCCGGTTGCCCTTGCTCACCTTTTTCACCCTTGCTGCCAGCCGTGCATATCGGTGACGTTGTAGTGCTTGAACCATCGGTGTATGTGATGACGGATTTCGTCCAGATGTAATATCCGTCCTTCCATGTAGGTGCCTTATCCTTCACCCATGAGCCTCCTACGAGCGAGGTTGTCGATGAGGATAGATAGTACCATTCCTCAATCTTAGCGATGCCCTTACCGGATGGCAGGCAGACTGGCTCACTCAGCTTCTCGTTTCCGTCCGTATAGTAGATATGCGTACGAGTCCAGATATAGTGACCATTTTGCCATGCAGGAGCATAGGTCTGCCAGCCGTATGTAGGGGCAATAGAATTGCTCGTGGAGTCTGCATATTCCACGTCGGTGTTGGAAATGCCAACACCGGCGCGATTGAATTTGATTGTTAATGTTATTGATGCCATTATTTAACCGAATCTATTGTAAGTCCAATATCACTATAACCGCCATTGATGCAGTCTTGTCTTGTCACGGTGAAGGAACTGAGCGCCTGAGAATTATTCCGACTTGCTTCTGTGTTGAGGACGACTCCCGACTGTGATTTCAGCGTGAAATAGAATTTTGAATCAATCACGTTGTTGGTCCCTCGCGTCACAAGCTTGGGAGTATACGTTACGGAACCGTTGCCCGAAGAATCCTCGTCGATACTTCCGTCTGTTGGAGAAGGATGAGGTTCGATGTCGTAAGGATCGCTCGTATCGATAACGGTCTGGAAGTCGAAGCCCAACAGACTGTCCTTACTCATGCTGCTGTTGTTATATACTTCGACCATGAACTCTCGCGTACAGTTTACGTCGGCAGCATTGACGGTAACCGATGCGCCGCTGGCTCCCGTTATCTGCTCCCAGCCGTTCGCCGTATTGGCGGCTCTATACCACTTGTAATACAGCCCACTGGCCAAGGTCTCGTTGCCTTGAGTCACTCTCGCCTTCAGCACGCAACTGTCTGTAGGACTGGAGAGGGTGAACATCTTCTTGTCACCTGCGATAATCGTGACTCTATAGGCGGTTCCGGTGTAAGGACCGACAGATATGGAGTACAATGCCTGTATATCGTCCGTGACATCTGTCTGCTGGGCTCTCGCTGTCACCTTGCCAATCATCTTGATGACGATTGGCGCAAAACGGGATGCTTCAACAAGATTCTTGATAATTCTGATGCCATAATACAACTGGCTTGCACTAGGCCTGATAATCTCGAACATTCCGGCGAACACTCCGTCCGATACTCCGTTGGAACCGAAGGTAATCTCCGAGTCGTTGAAGAAGTATCTCATGCTGACCGGGGTGACAGTGCCCTCAGCTACTCTCGATGATGTGCAGACGAAATAGAGCTCTGGTTTTACCTTTGAGAAATCCGGATACGCTACGGTCTGATCTCCTACCTGCTGATACTCCTGGTATAGGTCTCCGCTAGGGGACTGGATAAGCGGAGTATAAGTACCAAGCTTGCTAATGAACTTGATATTGACTGATTTGCTCGCACTACTCATATTTCTCCTCCTCGCTATTAGTTTGACTACTTACCTCGTCTGTAGCAGGAGCAGCTTCCCCGTCTGCAGCAGGAGCAGCTTCCTCACCTGCAGCCTTGTCCGTAGGCTCGTCTGCACTTCCCGTATCTGTAGCTTCCCCGGCAGAAGCAGAACCCTCCTGGTCCCCGGTTTCGCTGTCCTCGGTATTTTCTGCAGGGGTCTCTTCGATGATGAATCTCTCGTCTGTAGCTACAGGCAGAAGGTGGGTGCACTTACCGTCCTGTTCTTCCTTCGCTGCGTCTCCATCGAGAGCCACGGCGCCTATCTGTGCAAGGATGCCTTGGAAATTGATGAGATTTCCAAATGCCATGATGTCCTGCATCCAGAGCAGGAAGCAACCATCGGCAAACATTGTGCGGTCATTCTCAAGGTGCAGGAATTCTGCCACCTTGCGGTTCACTTTTACATATCTTTCCATATACTATAATAATTAAAGTTTTTCTGAAAATTAATGGAAGACGATAGCACGACCGTCTCCATCTACGATAACTTTCCCGTCTCCATCAGCAAGCAGCGCCAATGGGTTGAGGATTACAGGATCCAACTGCAGGATACCTCCAAGCTTGGCATCCATCAGTGCAGTAGGTATGGTTGGATTGAGACCATGCCCCTTCTGCTCATAGACGATGGACTTCGTATGACTGTTCGTCGCAAAGTACCATAATGGCAGTATCTCCTTGGTCGGGTTCGGAATTCCCCCTACATTATCATATAGGTAGGCGCTCGGATTGATGTTTCTCGTTCCCGGTTCCAGGTTGTCTACTGTTCCCAGGATCTCTGCGTCTATCGGAGGTATGCGTCTTGAGATGGTAATTACCTTGGATGGAGACGCATCTGTAAGCTGTACTGCGGCCGGATTGCCGGACGGACTGTACTTGGCCCTGCATCTGATGGTAATCTGCTCACCCATCAGGGAACGGTCCAGCGTTGCCGTAGTGCCGTCTGCAGATATTTTTATCTCCAGGTCATCTGCCGTGATTGCAGAGAAATACCCGGAACTGCGTGCCATCTCCCACACGAAAGCACGCTTGCTGGTGCTGCATTCTTCCGTTCCGAGACGCAGAGATGCCTTGATGGTCTGCGAGTCCTCATCTCTGCAGGGGTTGTAATACCGGCTGCCGCTGGACAGCAGAAGCGTAGGTATATAGTGCGTAGCATTGCTGCAGACGATAGAGATATCCTTGTTGATGTTGTATACCTGTCCGGTTCTGCTGTCTAGATACGATGCTCTGAAGTTGAGTGTAATCTTCGCCTGCGGTTGGGCATTGATGTACCAGAGCAGTTTGCCGTTATCGTCTCCGCTTGTCGTGATTACATACTTCCCGGCTGTAGATTCAAGCGCTGCCGATTCCGGAACTCCGTTTATTACTCTTCTCCAGGATACATTGCCAAGCTGCGAATTGACGCAACCGCTTGGCAGAATGCGGTCTCTGTCGATGATGCCGATAACCGGCTTGATGCAGAGCGGTACGAGAGAATAGTCTGGAGCGTATTCTCCGGAATCTGCATCGTAGGTCTGCTTGTTCGGGACACCACCGACCAATATCATCGATATGCTGACCTGCAGCTGCTGATACTTGAAGTCGAATCTTTTCTGTTTCATATTATTTTTATTTATAATTTCTGATATCCAAAAGATACAGACTGCACGTCTGCTTCATTGTTCATTCCATCCCTCAGGGTAACGGTGGCAGTGAAACGGATCACCTTCGGAATGCCATCACTATCCAGCGAGAGGTCATCCTTGAGGAGAACGATAGCCTTACCCGCATTTCCTCGCTTCTCTGCCCAGATAGTGTCCGAAGTTACGCGCTGTACTCCCTGTGAGTTCTCTGTATATCGGGTCCAGGCAACATCTGTATCAAGGATGTCATCCGTAATATCCTGCCCGTACAGGGTTGCCACGATGGTGAGCGGGGCGATGAAGTTGTCGAAGTCGTAGATGGCTTCCGCTTCCCGGAAATCTACGGAGAAGGCGGGATTGCCTTCTATCATTGCCCAGTCGGTATTGTTCCAGCGTGGTTCCGTATGGGTTCCCGTCTGCTGGCATCGCCATTTACAGCCCGTAAACCATACATCAGATGTTTCATATTTCCCGGTTTCCTCGTTGAGAGCCATGCAGTAGTACTTCGCTTCAGCGTTCCATGGTCCTCTATCTACATAAGTAACCACGGGCTTGCCCTGGTAATCTATCTGGATGATGTCTTGCGCAATGATGCCGGCTGCATACATATAGTCGCGACCCTTCACTAATGGCAACTTCAGCTCCTTCAGGAAGGTAGGCATGTCTCCGAACACCATACCGTAGTTCCAGTTCTCCCGGATAGGCTTGGTCACTCCCGTAAGCTTCACGATTCTGCCTTCAGAACTCGACAGATAGAAACATTGCTGAAGACTCTCGTCCGTCTGGTTTCCCCATCGGGCGATATTCATCAAGGCGCAAGGCGGGAAGTTCTTTCCGGCAGGTACCTCATCGTCCGGGTAGAGCGAAACTTCGATGTAGTTGGTCACGGTATTGACGCTGTTCACCCGCATCCAGGAGGTGTAATAGAGTGAAGACTTATCGCTTACCGCTGCCCCGGCAATGTTATTGACGATGCCCTTAATCACGTTGTTGACGTGCTGTGACGTGAAATAACCCTTATATTTTGAGCGTAGCTGAAGACCGTAGCAGTTGTTTCCCAGGTCTGTCACACTCTCGATGGTATCATTTTCGGTAAACAGCTGTTCGCCATCCAGTGCGCTCAGACGGTTCACAATCAGCTCCATCACCTTCATGTACGAACGCACCGTAATGCTCTCTACCTCAGCGTTTCCGCTAGCATCTATCTGTGCACCCTTGCCACCATTGATGCCCGATACAAAACTACCAAACTGTGTACCAGCCTGCATCTTAGCCATTGATTCTGAGACTAATCCCTTCAGAAAAGTGATAATGCCGTCGGCTGTATCATCGTGCTCTTTTGACAGGTAGGTTCCATTGTCCTGCGTGGCATAGTCGAGCATGGCAAGCAGGGCATTTCCCACTCGCATTGCTGTGTTGGCACCCTTGATGCGCTCATCACGGATGGTGGTGAGCATTCGGGTTAGTTCCTGTATGGTATTTTCGTTTTGCATGTTTTTATTTTAATTTTGATACAAAAATATAAATAAGATTCCCTTAACAAAAATACACTACAGCTTCCCGAACATCTGCTTGAAGAGGTCTGCCATCAGGCCCTGATATTCTTCGCCGTAGAAATACCCCTCCATGTCGTTCAGCTTCATGATGGATGCATAATACTTCCGGTTGAACCATGGACGTCTCTGTCTTGGTTCGCCCAGATGATGCTTCGCACGGTATTCTGGATCCAGGAACGGGAGGTCTCCGGGATTGCCATGGTAGTAACCGTTGCCCGTTCCCGCTTCCTGATACAGACCGTAGAGCAGGAACTTGTGGGCAATCGTGCGACTGGAACCTCCGAAGGAAGTTGCCTGCACGCTGTTGTAGAGTGCGCCCGTATGACGGATGCGGTAGTGCATGATTTTCTCCTTCCAGATTTTCACCATCTCCTCTGCCCATCCACGCTCATAGGCGTAGATGTCGCTCTGGGTGACGGGAGTCCTGATGTTATTCTGTCCATTCTTCATTGTTGTATACCAGGTCTAGTGGCTCACTCACGTCGATGTGGAATTCCACGCCAGTGAGTCCGTTGATGAAATATGCACCTATCTCCCGATTGTCCACCTGGTCGCTCAGCAGATAGGTAAAATCGCTCTCCCACTTCATCTTGTCGATGATGATATGGCTCAGGAACTGCCGGAATATCTTCCTGCAGATGTTCAGTTTCTCCTGCCGGTCGTTCATGTCGTTGAGCTTATACTTCATCAGGATCCATACCGTATAGGTTACTATCTTGCGGAAGCTGCCGTCACCATTGATGGCTACGTTGCCGTCGTTGGTGTCATCGATGACGATGAAGTTTCTGCTCTTCGACATGCTTGCCAGCATGCCCTCGAAAGCCTGTGGGGTAGAGCAGGTGGTAGGCATGAAGCCCAGCGAGCTGCACAGTTTGTTGCGCTTAGCCAGGTCTCTGAAGTAAGAGAAGGCTTCGAAGCCTACCTGTACCGATGGGGTATTGATTTCTGTACTAATCATGATTTCTTCAGTTTCTTGTTCAGTTCTTCTGCCTCGCGTGCCTTGGCATCCAGTTCGGTGAGTGCCCGCCACACGTCGGCTTTTCTTATAATCTCTTCCTTGGTGATGTCGCCTCCCGTGAGTGCCCGGATCTGCGCATTCATCGCTCCTACCATATCGTAGTCTTCACCTCCTTTGCCTGCCGGCTTGAACAGATGAGGGAACTTTTCCGAGAAGTTGTGCTTGACCCATACGAACCAGAGGAACACGCCCATGAGTTCCGGAACGGTACACTCGATATGGTCCGGCATCCTGCCATCGCCGTCCAGGTAAAGGCAGCGTGCCAGCTCACGGAGCGGTTCTTCACTCGACTTGTCTGACATCATGTACTGTTGGAAATAGTTGTCTGCCATCAGATAATACTCGAACGGATAGTCGTAGAGTTCTAACTCTACTGCCTTGAAGAGACCGATGGATTCGAGTCTGTTGTCTGCCCCGTTGCCGTTGAATATGTAGTCGAATGTCTCGCAGAAGCTCTGCACCTGCCACAGCTCTAGGAAGAACCTCACCTTCTTGCCTCCATGGGTCTCCACCTCGCAGAGCCATCCGTCCTTCTTCTCGTTGAGCACCTCGATACCGGCAAACCGGGCAAGGAGGTAGGTTCTGGTCTGCCACTCCTCCCATCCCTGGGTGAGCAGGAAGAGTACGTAGCGCAGCTGCTCCTGTGTCAGCTCACTCCAGGAGTGGGGAACGTGGAGGTTCAGCGTGCCGTCATCCTGCAAAGAAGAAGGTTGGGTCGTCAGCTTTGTTTTCATACGCTTGAGTGTGATTTGCCTTGTAGGCAGATGAATCCTTGTATTTTGGGAACTTGTCGATGTTCTCCTCTATGAAGTTGGCTACTGCAGCATAGGTGAGTTCCTTGTATCGAGGGTCGGCAGGAGTTTCCTTCGTAGAGACGTGGGCACCGATGAAATGGCACATTTTCACGATTGCATTCCGATGGAATGGCTCATATTGAGCCTTGCGCTCCTCCTCAAGCAGCTGCTCGATGAGCGAGTCGGAGAACTGTTTCCGCAGCATCAGTTCTGCGGTTCCTATCTCGCTCCGGTGGGCTGCCAGGTCATCAAAGGTCACGAATCCACGTATCGTAGAGTAAGCCCTCAACGCCTGTGGCGACCAGAAGAAGGAAGCGATGTTGTTGCTTGCCTGCATCGTCTCGCTCCATCCTTCTACCGTGCGCAGACGGTTCAGAACGCCGTACAGCTGCTGGTCCTGCTTGTAGGTCAGCTCTCTGAGCAGGGCTTCTACTCTTGCCTGTGATGCAGGAGAGATGTTTTCGTTAGAAACTACCCCGAAACCGTTGTCAGTCATGATGAGGTCGTTGGAACGGAGACGCAGGATGAACGCCTTCAGGATGACGTACGAGCGGACATTGCCCGATATCGGACCGTCCTCAGCACAGGCTGCATCCTCGAACTCTTCTCCGATGACGGTAGCCACGAGGTCGAAATAAACGTTCTCCAGCGATGGCTGAGCCTTCGTGAAGACGTCTTCTGAAGCAGCTCCCACGAATGGAAGGAGCTGCTCAAACTGTTCTGCTGTAATGTTAATCATCTGTCTGTGAGTTTGGATTGTTAGATACTTTCTTGGCGTCCTTATTCTCATCGAGCGTGGTGAGCATGATGAGTGGAACGTCCGGATAAACCTTTTCTTCCCAATGATTGAAGTATATCACTACCCAGTGGACGGTCTCCATCAGGTCGTGGAAGGCTTTCTCTATGCTCTGCTTCAGCGTGAAGAGTTCACGCTTGTCGGAACCAGAATTGTTGGTCTGGCTCTTGCCAGGCGTGGCGCCCACCAGGTTAGGGTGGATGTTGTCGGCATAACACTGCATGTTGTTACTCTCTGCGATGTCATCGCTGTAGTCGCCTCCATCCTTCGAGGTATCGATGCGGGTGATGCGTACCATCTTCACCTCCTTGCCGTCGGGTGTGGTGTAATATCCCGCTATCCAGAGCTTGCCGCTGTTTTCTATGCCCGATATGAAGGAGCGTATCTTTTCCTTCTCTGCCAGCTTGCGCTTCTTCTGTTCCTCCGCATTGGTGATGTGCTCCTCCTTGAAGATGCCACGCCAGTAGTCGTTGTGGATCTCTACCAGGTAGGGGATGGTGGCATGGTTCTTCAGCTTGGCCATCTTGCCGATGGCGATGAGTCGGGAGATGTCGTACCATTTGTCCCGGAAGATGGCAGAATAGTAGGGCACTGGATAATACTGGCAGCCTGGGGTAGGGAAGCGGGTCACGATGGCGAACACTCTGTCCTTGCACTCCGGACTTTCCGTCTGTCTTGATTTCGTCTTGCCGTTCTGTCCGTCCAGCCCCATGCGCTTCTGCAGGTCGCCCAGAGGATCCAGCTCGTCCAGCAGCGGCAGCACCTCTATGTTTTCGGGTGCTGTAGCGTTTCTCCAGTTGGCATAGAGTACGTATTCCGAACGTCCGTTCTTGCTCTGGGTGAACCGGCAGTAGCATGCCTCCTTGTGTCGGATGCCCACTATCTTGTCGCCCTTCTTGTTGAGGATGATGGCTGATACGCAGAAGAAGAAGTATTTCATGTCCGTGATCTGCTCCAGGAAGAAGCGGCTCATGGAATTGTGCATCCGGAACAGGTTCACCTCCCTGTCCTTCGTAGGCAGCTTGGTCTCGATGTCGTTATACTGGAAGCCCATGCCGTAACAGGTCAGTACGTTGAAGAGCTTGTTCTGCGCCATCACGCTGCTCTCTCCGATGTTCCTGATGAGTTCGTAGGGCAGTTTGTTGTCGCACCCGAACGGAATATAGGTATATTCCACTCCCTTCACCTTTACGGCAATGGTGGGTGTGGTTCCGTCATCGTCAAAGATGGCAGAACTCTCGGTAAAGCCACTCGTAGGCGATGAGGTCTGATAGTCGAGTACCGCGCCCATGGTGGCGAAGGTGATGTCAATATCGTTGTTGTTCTTTTCCATAATCTGTACTATAAATAAATTGAATGATCATTATATCTGAAGATGAAGATGTCCCTCACCTTGCGTACCTGATGGTTTACGGGGTTATAGAGGTTGTGGGTTCCCTGCTTCCATGAGCAGCTCTTCACCAGCCAGCCCCGGTACTGGATGATGGAACCGTCGCTGCCCTTCCAGCAGTCCAGGTCCACGGGTGTGCGGTCGATGCGCGAAATGTCCAGCGCACGCCTCAGTTCGTTGATGTGGATGGCTTTGGGTGTTGCATTCTTTGGCATATTCAATAAAAATATAAGGGTGAAACTTCTAGTTGAATGTATCGTCGAAGGAATCGTCAAAGATTCTACCTCCCGCATTCTCAGAATTCTTGAATATCACGTTCTGCACTCTCTGTGCATACTGGTAGCTGAAGGTGAATTCTGCCAGGTCATCGTCCTCGTTGGTCCGTTCGCTCTTTGAGTCGGTGAAGGTGATTTCCTTATCCTGAACGTACTCCCGGAACAGATAGATCTCATCGCTTCTCAGCAGGTCTTCGGCAAAGTGGGCCATGGATGGCGGGATAATGCCGGTGTCGCCCTCGAAGGTGCGGGTCTCCTTCACGGAATAGTTTACCCTCTTGCCTGAGATGACTGCCTGCTTGCGCTCGAAGGTTGGTGCAATCTTTTTCCTGCCCAGGCAGTAGAATATCTCTTGGCAGCCGAACGAGTTGGTGAAGAGCAGAACCGGGTCGGCTACTGCCTTGGTATGGTCTATCTGATATTCCTGTACTCGCTTGCCCACGGTCACGGTATAGGCGAAAAGACTGCCCTTCGACTCGTCGTAGTACCGGTCGGGCGATACGTCGAAGGTGGTGATGCCGTTCACGGTACGCACGGAGGTCGCGTCTGTTGCCATCGTAGCGGTTACCACCTGCGAGGTTCCGTCATAATACCTTGCCACTACCTGAGGGGTGGAGCAGTCGGAACCGGCTGCATGCAGGTATTCACGGTGGCCCAGCTGAGTAAGCTTGGCGCCATCGAGCAGGGTGAGGAAGTAGGAATCCAGGAAAGCCTGGCAGCTCATGTTCACGTCTACGGTGGAATAATAGACGGTGAAGGTATTGCTCCAGGAATCAGACTGTGAGCCTCCCGTAAGCTCTGCTATGCTTATCTGGCAGGTGGCAACCACGGTTCTTCTCGCAGCATCGGCTATGAGCGTACCGAGGTCGTAGATGGTGATGATGCCCGATACCGGGTAATAGGTCTCGCTGAGCAGTTCTTCGCCACCACAGCTGATGGTGACGGTGGCGCTGTCGCCGCCTATCCTGAAGGAGAAGGTGTCGAGCGCACTGGTGAAGACTGGCGAGCTGGGTTGATGGGTTACTGTAATCATATCTTTGTCTCATTAAAACAATGCAAAGATATAATTGTCATGGATAAAATAAAAATACCCAGCCACCTCACGATGACTGGATACCCAGAGAGTTATAAAAATTATACTAAAACCGGCCACGCCTGGCCCATCGCTTATGAAGTCCGATATGTCAGCGGATCTTATAAGAATGAAAAAAAATAAATGCCGTTATCTAGAAGAGCATGTCGAACTGCATGTGCCAGGAGAGCTTACCTCCTTCTACCTGCACCATCTTGTAGCCCTTCTCTATCATGTATTCAGTGATGACGGAGACTGGAGCAATGACCATGTCCCTGATATCATTCTGAATATCCTTCGAGGTCTTGAAGTCTACCTTGCTGTTATCGTCGGGATCAAACGGCTGGTAGCCTATCAGATATTCCTCCAGAGCCATGCGGACGTAGTCCGTCTTGGTTTCCTTCTCCTTCTCTACGGGCGGTTCTTCCGGCTTCTTCTGAGGTCCGAATCCCGTAATGCGTTTTCTTTCTCCCATCAGCATGCACCTCCTTTCGCCTTGAGAGCGATTTCCATGGTCTCGAAGAGGTTGCTCATGCGCTTGAAGGCGTTGAGCATGAGCAGCACCTTGCCGGGACCTCCGAAATCGTCCACGCTGTTGGTCACTACCTCGTCTGATACAAGTCGGTCCTGTATATAGTTGAGGTTCTCGATGAAGTTGTCAAGCTGGCTGACGTTCATCATATCTGTCAGTGCATTCCATACTTCTGCTGTCATGCACATGTTGGTTGAATTATTTTCGTTCATGCCTAATTGTTGCTTATAGATTTCCACTTAGCTAGGGTCATGTTGTATGGCTTAGCCTCTTTAGCTCCATATCGAAGAGCAAAGTAGCGATGATTATACCATCGGATAATAGTCTGCTTGTTTGGAGCATCATCGATGAAAACAACTGATGCGACAACGTTGTTGTCTCTCTCAAATTTGAGTTCCACCTTATGGGCATTCATATTTCTGCCTTCAGTAATGAAGAACTGGTACTTGAAGATATCCTTGGCTGTCAGCTTATGAATGCGCTTGCGCGATTTCTTACTTTTCTTCATCGCTCATTCCTCCTTTCTTGTCTCTTGTCCAACCTGGGTGAAGGAGTCCTTCGGCTTCTTTCGGGAGTACCCCCCCGAATCTCTAAAACGCTCAAAGATGTTGTGGCGCTCACTCTGGATCTTCTCGTTTTCGGTAGCCCAGTAGTTCTTGGCTTCAGCCTTCAGCACATTGTGCTTGCGTCCAATCTCGTTGCGGTTTTTTCTCAAATCGTGAAGATCAAGCTCGTATTTCTCTTTAGCTTCCTCAAACACCTTTCTTGCATCATGAAGCTTCTTGTTTGCCAGGTTCTCCTGTATGAGAAAACCGTCCAGGCGGGCACCATAATCGTCCTGCAGGTCTGCCAATCGCTGGGCATAGTCCAGGCGAAGCTTATTCAGCTTTGCCGTATTGGCTGCCAGGAGCTTCTGGAACTGCCCTGTAGAGAGTGGCTGCTGCTGCGTCCCGACGCACTCATTATTGTCAGGCGATGGCACATTATTGCCGTCCTGCTGTTCAACTTCCTGCCCACGTGATGCGTTATTCATTACGTCCTGTGAATCCATATTGTTTGTCTGCTGATCTTTCATAATCCTATATATTTAAATTTTAATATTGCAAAATTACTCACTTTTCTCTAATCTGAAAAAGACAGTTATTTCTTGTCTTCTTCCACCGGACGCCAATATACGGCGAAGGTGTTGCACTCGGCGAAACTATCCGAATCGCTGTCCTCTGTCCAGATAAAGGGGATGCCGCCGTCGTAGCGCATTCCGTCGGCAAGCATCACGCTTTCGTGGTGGTCATCGGGTGTGCGAGGGTCGTGGAATCTTACCTTGGCTCCCTTCTTGAAGCCGTCTGCCACCTTCAGGAACTCCTTCGACTTGTAGATAACCATCTTGTTGCCGGCTATCCAGAACTGAAGCAGTCCGCTATGCGTCATGTGGCATATCATCTTGCTCAGTTCAAAACCATCCTTATAGGAGATGGTTTTGCCGGCTGCAACACCTACCGTTGTCATCGTGGCATCGGGATAGAATATCCTATAGTCTTCCAGGTGTTCCGCAACTGTCGCCAAAATTTTTTTCTTCTCCTCCATAGCTACATCACCTCTCCTCCGAAAATGAAGCCACCAATCATGACTATAGCCATCACGGCAGAGAAGCCAGCCATGGTCAATGCCACCTCGCCATACGTCACCTTCTCCTCGCAGAGGTAGCTGAAGGTCTCGCTCCTGGTAGCCATGAGACGCTTAGCCTCGCGCTTGATTGCACACTTGAGGGATTTCATTCCCTCGTTCACATTCACGTGGATGCCCGCAGGCTTAGCCTGCATCGCATCATTTAATAAAATAGAATTCTGCATATTGCATCGTCTTGTAAGCATTAACAGCCGATTGTATAAAAGGGTGGCGGCTGCATTCCCCGTTGCTTACAAGACGATGGCTCATCCGGAAGGACAAATCAAATCTTACGGTTCATGCAGCCGCCATATTGAAAAGACCTTTTTCCCGCTGCCGGGAAAATGATACTTTATAGGCATAAAAAAGCCTGCGGCTGAGAAGCCATAGGCGATAACGGTCGCCTTGCCGGATAGTTTACTATCGTCTTGTAAGCGGTGGCAAAGATAAGGAGAATATTTGGAACCGCCAAATATTTTTGGGAAAAAGTTTTGTTTTTGGTGGAAAAAGGTTAATTTTGCAGGTGAACTCATTAATATATATACATGAAAGAAAGTTTTATCTCAAAGGAGATGCGAAGCTTCATCTCCATCGATTTAGCCAGAAATCTCCTTGATAGGTCAGATGCAAGACTGAATAGCTCTCTTGAGCAGCTACGCAAGTCCACAGACAGAGCCTATACGATGACAGGTTTCTTGCTGACCTGTTTCACAGGCTTGACCGCTTTTATGGTAAATACCCATAATCTGGTACAATTATCACTTGCCATGGTATTGTGGCTTGGCATCAGTAATGCCTTGCTATTGATGTTCACCAAGGTCATCTCCGTACATGGCTTCAGGTATGCAGGAAGCTCAGCCAGTGGCTATATGCAAGACAAAAACATCGCCTTTGCGAGAAGACACTCAGGCGGAAATGATGCAAGCGCCAACGAACTGTATCTGAAGAATTGCTTGCTTGATAGCATCGAGAACTCAGAAGAGGCCTATCTGTATAACAGAAAGCAGCTCACTGACCGTTGCAAGGTGATAGATAAGGCAATGAGAGCTATCAAGTGGTCTGTTTGTATAGACTGCCTGATAGCTCTCATCGTAGCATTTTTTAAAGTGTCATTGCTTGTTATGACCTTCGTTTGAGTAGCCACTTCCATCATCGCTGGAGTGGCTCCACTCATCGTCATCATATCCTATAATCTTTCTCATAAAACAAAACGGCTCGTGCATCCAGAGGGCAGTCCTTCAGCACGAGCCATAACAGCTGTATATTTTAAATTTGCCCTGCGTGAGACCTGCCCGAATCACACATTGCATAATAATCTATGTTTGGATGCAAAGATAATATTTTTATTTGAGGCAGCCAAACGTTTTGACAACAAAATGCCCCCGATGCATCACACACCGAGGGCATTCGTTTAATTTTTTTTCTTTCTACCATGTGTTTATAATTGTTTTGCAACTTAACCATGCATAGTCGCATGATTAGCACCACAAGGCTATGGCGTCTTTTGTCTTATAGGGGAGTGCTTAGCCCCTAGCCTCATTTTTTCTTAGATTCTATCCGCAGCGGCACGAATGCGATTTGAAACCTCGCATAGTGCTCCACGGAGCATTACTTTTTCCTCTTCGGTGAAACCACCTACACCACCATTACCATCGATACCATCAAGCTTGTGGTAGAGCCATGACGACGATTTTCCAAAATAAGTGCGTGCTATCTCGCGCCATGATACCAATAACTGGATATCCTGAATGCGCTGCTTTACGGCACTGTCCTTAACCTGGTTTGTTTTTGCTACAATTTCCATAATTCCATTGTTTTTAATGCCCTCCCCGAAGGGAGGGCTTTTTGTTAGTTACTCTGGCATGTCAACCAAGTCATCAAAAAGCTGCTGGGCATACCATAATAATTGCGGATAACCATCTGGGTAAGATAGCCTGTAATTCCTAATAGCCTCTATCAGTTCCGCTTCTTTTTCGTTTAAATTGTACTTAAATTCCATAGGCACATTTTGTATTAAGACGATGCAAAGATACTACAAATATTCGTATTATCCAAATATTTACTACGAAAAAACGTATTATTAAGCAAGATTTAACAATTAAAGCATAAAAACGTCAATAAAATGGAATTAGGCAATAATTTAACATACTAAATCATTGCCAATTCAGCAAAAAATACCCCCGGTGCGGAAAGCACCGAGGGGTATGGTTATTCTTTATCGTCTGTTGTATCTTTCTTTGGGAATATTGGTGGTATTTTGTTGAGTACAAAAACTACCGCCAGGCTGATTACCGTTGTCACACCGATAGCTATTGCAGCATTGTCATGACCATTCATTGCTAAAATATAAGCAATGTATCCAAAGAAGATGATGAGAATGGTACCCAGGATTTGCCCTAATGTAGCCTGATTGAATTTCCTTTTCACGATTCTCTTCTCCATATCGATGCGATGATCTACCTGCTTCTCGGTCATCGTCATGATGCGGTCGGTTGCTCCTGGCAATGTCTTTTC